AAACACCCGCATTTTAACGGGCGTAATGGCTGAATATGGCGCGTCTATACCGTTAGAGGGGTTAGCCGAGGGAATAGCCGCAACCGCCGCAATGAAAAGCGTACAAGGCGTTTTGGCGGACGCATTAGAATGGCAAGGCGTAAACCTTGAAAAATTTAACGAAAAACTTGAAAAGTTATCGACCGACGAAGAACGAAGCGCGTATATCCAAAAGACTTTAACTAAACTTTACGGCAAAAGCGCGGACGCTTACAGAGAAAACAACGCAACGATTATTGAAGCGCGTAAAAACACGGTTAAATATAACAAAACAATGTCGGAATTGGGCGAAACAATGGAACCCGTCAACGCCGACATTATGGAAATGAAAACCGAACTTGCAAAGGAATTTGTACCCGTTGTGAAAAATCACGTTGCGCCCGCAATACAAAGTTTTGTAAAAAGTTTAAAGGATAGCGGGGCAATTAAAACCACGGGCAAGATCATTTCGTTTGTTGCTGACAATTTCGAAGAATTGGCAACCGCAACATTAGCCGCGGTAACGGTATGGAAGACTTTTTCCGCAGTTATGAAAGTTAGCACGGCAATTACAGCGGCTAAAACCGCGATTGCGGGGTTGTCGGCAAGTGTCGGCACGGCAACAAAAATGCAAGCGGGTTGGAATGCAGTTATGTCGGCTAATCCAATTGGCGCGGTTGTGACCGCTGTCGGCTTATTAACCGCGGGTATTGCCTTGTTTGTTAGCAAATCAAATAACGCAATAGACACCACGGTATTATTTAATGACCGACAGCGCGAAACGGTCAAAGCGGCAAAAGAAGCCGCCGAAGCATTCCGCGAAACAAAAGAAGCCGCCGACGAAATGGCGGGCGCGGGGATAGCGCAAATTGATTATACCCAACGTTTATGGGGCGAATTGAAAAACCTTGCGGACGAAAACGGAAAAGTCAAAGAGAGCGAAAAAGCCCGCGCAGATTTTATTATTGGCGAACTTAACGAAGCACTTGGCAAGGAATATTCAATGACGGGCGACGTCATAAACAACTACAAAGAAATAGCGGCGTCAATTGAAAAAGTCATTGAAAACAAACGTGCGCAAATATTGCTTGAAGCATACGAAGAAAGTTATGCGGAAGCGGTCAAAAAGGTAGCCGAAGCAGAAACCGCACGCGCGGCAATTGCTCAAAAATTAGGTGAGCAAGAAGTTGCCGCCGCTAAAGCGAGAACGGAAGCCGAAGACTATTACAACGAACGTATTGAAGCGGGGTGGACACATAGTAGTCTTCTGCAAGATCAAAAATACCAAAAGTTGACGGAAAATTGGCGTAAAGAAGCCGAATTGCTTGAAGCCCTTACGGGTGAGTATAAAGACGCGGACGCAAACGTCAAAACATATTACGAAAATATTGACAGTTACGAAACCGCAAGCGCACTTGTGACAGAAGGCAAGACCAATGAAGCAATTCAATATTTAAATAATTATAGTAGTGGTTTCAAAACGGCAACAAGTGTCGCCAAAAAAAGCAAAAAAGAACAAATGCAGATTTTGCGCGATCAAGTTGTTGAAACCGAAATTCAATTAGGTATTTTGGAAGCGGAATATAAAGACAAACAAAAAAATATGACCGCCGAAGAAAAGAAGCAAGCAAAAGCCCGAATTGCCAACGCTAAAAAGCAAGCGACAGACGCCAAAAATGAATACTATAAAGTTGGCGGCAATATGGTTGAAGGTATGGCAAAGGGTGCGAAAGAAAATGAGTGGACATTAACGGGGTCGTTAAAGAAAGCCGTTTCAAACGGTTTAAAAGCCGCAAAAGACGCGCTTGGTATTAAATCACCGTCAAGGGTATTCCGTAATGAAGTCGGCAAGCAAATACCCGCGGGCGCGGCTTTAGGCGTAAAAGACGGCACACCAAAAATTGTAAAGGCAATTAAAAACCAAATTGCCGCAATTCGTAACGCTTACGACCTTTCGGAAGTTACGGACGCGGTTGGTGTAAATGTAAACAGAAACAACCCCGCAACAGCGCAACAGCAAAGCGGCGGCGTTACGGTTTACCAAACCAATAATTATAAACAGGCATACGAAAGCCCGATTGAAAAATACAAGTCAAAACAACAACTTTACGCGGTGGCGCGACAAATGAAAGCGGGGGCGTTTTAAATGTTAAAATTAAATTTTATTTCAGCAAGGGGCGACGTTTTGCCCCTTGTAAATAACCCGCTTTTCCATTTGACGCACATTGACGGACACACAACGGCAAGCACAAAAATTGCAAGTGCGGTTGTTGGCGGTATAGACGGCGACACCGTAAACAATATACAGGCAAACCCGCGCACAATTATTATTGATTTGCAACCCCGAAGCGGCGTTGACGTAGAGCAAGCAAAGCGGGCTATTTTAAACGTTGTTAAATTGAAACAGCAAGGCGGATTAATATGGACGCAAAACGAAAGAACGGTATCAATTACGGGTATTGTTGAAAGCGTTAATATGCCGCGTTGGACTAATGCAACAGTAATGCAAATAACTTTACATTGCGAACAACCATTTTGGGAAGATATTGACGACGTGATAAAGCAAATAAACGAAGCAATTAATTTGCATTATTTCACCAACCGTCCCGCCGAAATGCTTTATTTCCCCGAAGACGGCTTGCCGTTGGGCGAGTATGACACAATACGCACAAAGTCTTTTCATAATTACGGTGACGTTGCCGTTGGGCTTGAAATACGAATACTTGCACACGATACCGTTACAAACCCGATTATTTACGACAAAAGCGGAAATTATTTCGGCATTGGTTATGAGTACGAAAGCGACAGCGGCGGCGCGGGTATTGGTACGGCGTGGGTTAGTCACCCGTTAATTATGAAAGCGGGCGACGAAGTTATTGTAACAACGCACAAAGGGCGCAAAACTGTTAAATATAACGGCGTTAATATCTTTGACAAGATAAAGCCCAATTCGACTTGGTTACAACTTGAAACGGGCGACAACGTATTTACAATTAACAGCGACGACGACAATATTTCGAATATGTCATTTTCTTTAATTTATAAACAGAGGTACATATAAAATGATTGAGTATATCGAAGTACGCGGCAATGATACAAATATTATTGGCATTGTAGATACGGCAAGTTCTGTTATATGGCATTCGGTTTATTTCGGCGTGGGTGATTTTGAGATACAAGCAAAGGCAACGCCCGAAATATTAGCATTGTTACAAGCGGGGCGTTATGTCACCCGCCCCGACAACGACGAAGTGGGCGTTATCGAAAAAATATATATACCCGAAAATACAGACGAGGGCGCAACAATCACAGCAAGCGGGCGTTTTGTAAAATCGTTGCTTGAAAGGCGCGTTATATATAATCTTTCGGGTAACAGCAACACAGCAACCATTTTGCGCGGAAACGTAGAAAACGCGATCCGTACGGTGATAAGTAACAACGCTATTGCTTGCCCGTTTGACGGCAAACGTAACATTGCTTTACTTGGGCTTGGTGATGTTGCAAACATAGATTTAAATATTATTGACAGCAACGGCAATGCTTCCGAAAAGCAAGTAACGTATGAAAATTTGCTGACATACACCGACGCCGTATTGGAAGAATACAATTTGTCGTCAAAATGTATATTGAAAAATGGCAAGTTTTTATATGTCATTTATAGCGGTACAGATTTAAGCGTTGAAAATGAAAATGCAATTCCCGTTATTTTTAGTGAAGAATTTGACAATTTAACGTCAAGCGAATACACCTATGACGAAACACCATTAAAAAATGTTGCGTTGGTAGGCGGCGAAGGCGAAGGCAACAAGCGGTTTTATTCGGTATTACAGGAAACCGAAAGCGATTTGCAACGCCGCGAAATATTTATTGACGCAAATTCAATTAAAAAAACGGTGAAAGAAATTGAATTAAACGAAATGTTTCCCGACGGCATTTTTGCCGATACAAATTTTTATGTCGGCGGCAAAAAATATGCGGCACTTGTGGTTGATAACGACAACGAATATTCTTACGACGATTTGACAAAGAAATTTCCAAACGGTTACGCCAACGGCACGAAATTTGTTGTTGAAGGCGTAACGTATGCCAACAAAGTTTATGGCGATGACGAAAAATATAAACTAACCCCGATCGGTTACAGAAAGACGCTTATTTTGGAAGAAAAAGAAGGCGAATATATGTTGACTGACGCGGTTTATGATACATTACTCAAAACAAAGGGCAAACAAGATATTGCGCCGCTTGTAGTGACAGAAACATTCAACGGGGTTATTGACGCGACAAACGGCAATTATGTATATGGGCGTAATTTTTCGCTTGGTGATATTGTCACCGTGCAAAATAACCGTATCGGCAAATATGTAAACGTGCAAATACGCGAAGCCCTTGAATACCAAGACGGAAACGGTTATTCCGTTGAAGTGAAATATCAATAAGTGAGGTTAAAAAAATGCAAAGAAGCGGTTTTTTTAATGCGTTATACACAAACGGCGAATACGATCGTAAATATAACGCAAACGACTATTGCGACAATTTGGCGGTTGTTATATCCAACGGCGTATTACGCGGCGTTGCTGATGATTTAAGAGTAACAGCGGCGGGAATGGTTGTAACCGTCGGCGTTGGGCGCGCGTGGATAAACGGGCATTATTACTTAAACGACACCCCGCACGTGTTCGCGGCTATTACAGCCCCAACAGGCGGCGCGCGATATGATCGCGTATTTTTACGACTTAATAATAATTTGGCGGTTCGTAGTGTATCGCTTGTATATCAGCAAGGCACAGCGAGCAACAGCCCGCAAAAGCCCGAACCCGTGCGCGACGGCAATATATACGATATTGTACTTGCTGACATTTACGTTGGCACAAACGCAACAAGCGTTACCGTTACCGACCAACGCGGCAATGCTGATTTGTGCGGTTGGGTTTACTCAACAAGCGGCGACAATTCATTTTTTACAAGCCTTGACAATGCTTTTAACGCTTGGTTCGACGAAAAGAAGGATAAATTAGCAAGCGTAACACTTTTAAAGCGTTATAATTGGCGTACCGTCCTTACAACCGCAAGTAATACCGTAATATTTAATATACCGCAATACAACGCGGAAACGTGCTTTATTGAAGTATATGTAAACGGCTTAATTGTAACGGAAAATACCGACTATACAATTTCAAATGCCGTCTTGACATTTAGCGGCACACTTGTTGCGGGAACGGAAGTTGAAATTAAATGCTATAAATCTATTGACGGAACGGGCATTATGTCGGTTGCCGACGAAATTACCGAGTTGCAAAACGCGGTTGCGGCACTTTATACAACGGGCGAATATGAATATATTTGCAACGGCTATGACGACAACGTAAAACTTTCGGAAATTGCGCAAGCGTGGTTAAACGGCGGCACAGAAAGCAAGACAACAAAAATAAAAGTTTACGGCACTTTTGGCGCGAACGCCCCGTATGCGGGAACAGGCACAGACGCGGCGGGTTATCAATGGCTTTCGCTTGGTTTAAGAGAAAGCACAGCAAGAAAAATTGTTTTTGACTTTTCGGGCGTTGAAAGAATGGTTATTAATTGCCGCGAAAACGCAAAAAATATTATTTTTTACGGCGCAGACGTGCATATTATAGGCGCGAACGTGCAAGCGGTAGGAAACGGCGCGAATACTAATGTTATAATGTTTAGCGGTCGCGCGGGTGATATTAAAGCCGAAGATTGCAAATTGTTAATTTCAACAACAGGATCGGCGACAATTGCAGAAAGCGGCACGTTTACAAATTGTATTACTTGGAACGCTTCGACAGGCAACGCGGCAATGAATTTCGCCCCCGTTTCAAATTCCCGCCCCCTTGTTATTTTCGGCGGTAGTCATTACGCATATTGCGGAAATGCAACAGACTATCACGCAAGCGTATTTTATACAGCCGCGGGCGCAACCAATGCCGTTTTAATGGCGTTCGGGGTAAACCTTCCGACAGTTTCAAGCGGCGCACTTTATCAAACAAACGGCGCACGCATTAACGCGGGAAAAGTTTTTATTTCGGGTATAACAACAACCCTTGCACTTACCAAAAACGCAAATTGCGAAGTTGTGGGGCATATTGAAATAAATAAAGCATAAAATAAAAAAGCAACCTTTCGGGGTTGCTTTTCTTGCTTGTATTGGAATTTACAGTAATATAAGGCGTTGCGGGTACATAATAGTAATATACAAGAAATATACACGGGCAATTAAAAACGCCGTTAAATCAACGTTTTCGGGACTTTCAACTTACTATATTACTATTATTTTAAAGAAAGCCCACCCGAATACAAACGCCGTTAAAACAAGCGTTGTCACGGGCTTCGGGCTTTTTATTGTCCGCCGAAAACAGTTTGAAAACCTATAAAAAAACGCGTGTAATATACAAGTAATATACAAGTTTAATAATGAAACTTTTTTATTTCGTGCAATAATTCGGTTGTTTCTTTGTGGGTATAATGTAAAGTAATGTCGC